ACAAGCGACTTTTGCTTGTCGAATTTGGATTGAAGATCACAGCAGAAGATGCCCACGGCATTGCTGCTGACTTGACAACAACCTAAAGTTGAAAAGGGAAGGGGGGTAGCAATACCCTCCTTTTTTAAAATGGAAAAAAAAGTTTTTGATACAAACGAAGAGTTAGGCATCACCCGCACCTGGCACTACAACGATGCCACCGATGAGGCCACTATCCAGACTCAGCAAGATGTGACAGGTGTAATTGAAGAGAATAAAAGCGAATTCAACCAAATTGATGAACGCGCCAAGTGGGGTGAGTTCAATAAAGTTGCAAGCATTCCTTTGAGCCTATACTATGAACTCAAGGCAGCAGGAAAACTTGATGATCCGGCGTATATGAAGCGCTGGCTCAACGACCCTGATAATCGCCATTTTAGGACTCGACCTGGGGAAGTTTGATGGCGCTCACGACCTATACCGAACTCAAAGCCTCACTCGCAGACTGGCTCAACCGCACAGACTTGACTGCCGCAATTCCTGACTTCATCACACTTGCAGAGTCTCAGATGGAGAGGCAGTTGCGTTTGCGTCAGATGATCGTGAGGGCGACTGCAAGTTTTAGTGCTGAGTACGGCGCAACGCCAAGTGATTTCTTAGAAGTCAAGTCAATCAAGCTAGACACAAATCCAGTGACATCATTGACATTTCAAACAATGGACTCAATGGATCAGTTGTCTGGTACGACATACTTGTCAAGCGGCAGGCCACTGAATTTCACCATTGTGGGTACGCAAATCCGATTGCTGCCAATACCGGACGGCACTTACACGGCAGAGCTGGCGTACTACCAAAAGTTGGACAAGTTGTCTGCAAGTGTTGCCACTAATTTTTTGCTGACTCAGGCGCCTGATGTGTACCTGTATGGCTCGCTTTTACAGGCTGCGCCTTACCTACAATTTGATGAGAGAATTCCAGTGTGGTCATCGCTGTATCAGTCAGGCTTAGAACAGTTGCAGATTGCAGATGATCGCGGTTCTACATCAGGCGGTGTAATTAAGGCAAGGGCGAGGACATTCGGATGATCATTACCACTACCAAGGGCGAGATGGACGACTCATTGCTAGAAAAGCGTGAGGGTTCATTGGAGAACGATACCGAGACAACGAGCTGGGTAGAGTATTGGCTTGCCGGCGAGTTGGTACATCGATCTGTCAATATGGCGCTCAAGCGCGGTGTCTTTGCTGATGGCATCAGTCAACAAATTTAAGGGATAAATTATGGCCAATACGCAAGCAATGTGTACCAGTTTCAAAGGTGAGCTGCTTGTCGGCCACCATAACTTTGGCGTCGGCGTCACACGCGGCTCGACTGCCGCCGACACCTTTAAGGCTGCCTTGTACTTGGCATCTGCCACTGTCAATGCGACCACCACAGCCTACAGCGCCACAAACGAGGTGAGTGGCACTGGCTACACGGCAGGCGGCGTCACAGTGACATTTGGCACTGCACCAAGCACTAGTGGCACTACAGCGTTTGTAACCCCCAGTGCCAGCATCAGCTACTCTGCTGTAACCTTATCCACAGCCTTTGACGCGGTTCTGATTTATAACTCGACTCAGTCAAACAAGGCAGTCAGTGTGCATACCTTTGGTAGTCAGACAGTGACTGCTGGCACATTTACGCTGACCATGCCGACCAATGATGCAAGCACTGGCCTGATCAGGCTGGCTTAAAGCAGGGGCAGCAACATGGCTGCATACGGCACAGGCTATTACGGCAGGGGCGTCTACGGCATAGGCAATGTCGTTATCAGCGGTAACCAAGCGACTGGCGCTGTTGGCAATTTACTAGAAACTATCTCCATTCAAGAGAATGGGAACATTGCAACAGGTAATGTAGGCACTGTTGGATTAACTGTATCTGTTGCCATTACAGGCAATGCAGCGACTGGCGCTGTTGGAAGCATTGCAACATCAAGAACAATTGCAGAAGATGGAAACTCATCAACTTTGGCAGTTGGATCAATAACGCCAACTATTTCAATTTCTGAAGATGGAAATTCAGCAACAGGATCAATTGGTTCTGTTGGGATTACCAGCACAAAATCTTTGACTGGAAACGCAAGTACAACTGCCATTGGCTCTGTGCTGGCGGTAGTCTCAGTTTCTACAACTGGAAATTCTGCAACTGGTTCAGTTGGGACAATACTGGCAGCGCCAATACTGACAGGCAATGCGTCAACAACTGCTGTCGGCTCTGTTGGCCTTACAAGCACTAAAGCAATTACCGGAAATGCGTCTACTGGTGCTGTTGGCACTATGGGCGCAGAGGTTATATCGTTCCAAGCAATTACTGGCGTAAGTGGCACAGGCGCTGTTGGCACTGCATCAAATGTCATATCCATAGGGATAATTGGGGTTCAGTCTATTGGTGCTGTTGGCACAATGATTGGCTTTGGTTGGGGTGCTATTCCTGATACATCCGAGTCATGGACGCCTGAGTCAGACACATCAGAGAGTTGGACGCCAGTTGCAGATTCATCCGAGAGCTGGACTCCAGTTTCAGACACATCAGAAAATTGGTCTGATTTAGCAGACAATTCAATCACTTGGCAAGAGGCCGCATAGGAGATTTCAGCATGGCAGATACCACCACCACAAACCTATTACTGACTAAGCCAGAGGTCGGCGCGTCAACCGATACATGGGGTACAAAGATCAATACCGACTTAGACAGCGTGGACGCCGTCTTTGCGGCTGCCGGTACTGGTACATCAGTTGGTCTTAATGTCGGCTCGGGTAAGACGCTAGCGGTGGCAGGCACATTGACATCCACTGGCACATCATCGTTCTCAGCCGGCACAACCATTCAAGGACTCACAGTAGGCAGAGGCGGCGGTGCTGTTGCTAGCAATACTGCGGTGGGTGCTAGTGCTATGGCGGCTACGGCTACTGGTATAAACAACGTATCAGTTGGCAGTTCTTCATTAAATGCTCTAACAAGTGGAGCAAATAATGTCGGTTTAGGTCAGGCTTCATTAACAGCAATTACAACTGGGGGCAATAATGTTGGTGTTGGTCAAGGAACTGTTGCTACGGCAACCACATCATCTGACAATACTGGAATTGGTCATCAGGCATTGCTTTCCACAACCAGCGGCGCATCTAACACCGCCGTAGGCTCTAATGCTTTAAGAGCCAACACCACCGCCAGCAACAACACTGCCGTAGGCTATCAGGCGGGGTATAGCAATACAACGGGAAATCAAAACATCGCTGTAGGCTTCCAAGCCGCCTACAACACGACAACTGCTGTAAACAATACAGCCATTGGGTATCAATCATTATTTACAAACACTACTGGTGTTAACACCGCTATTGGGTCTGTGGCATTAAGGCTCAATACAACTGGCACAGGAAATACTGCCATTGGTGGAAATGACACAGTAATAAATGCGGCACTTCAAGCAAACAATACTGGAAGTTACAACATTGGCGTAGGTACAGGCGCACTTCAAGCCAACACCACAGCATCTAAAAACACAGCAGTAGGTTATCAAGCAGGTTATTCAAGCGTTACATCTGCTGGCAATACTATGGTGGGGTATCAGGCTGGATATTCTCACAATGGCTCTGCTGGAGAATTTTCAAACACATATATTGGCTATAACGCTGGATATGCCGCAACAAGTGGATACACAAATACTTTTGTTGGATACAACGCTGGTTCTGCTGTAACAACTGGATTAACAAATACTATTCTTGGAACATTTACTGGAAATAATGGTGGTTTAGATATTCGAACAGCATCAGGATATATTGTTCTATCTGATGGCTCTAACAACCCAAGAGCGACCTATAACGCCACAGGTGTTGGTTTCTACACACAAGCCGCACCAACATCTAAAGCCGCTGTTGCAACATTGACTGCCGCAGAAGTGCTTACTCAAATTCTAAATACTACTGGAACAACTTATACAGTAACAATGCCTTTAGGTTCTGATTTAGATACTGGAACAGGAGGTATGGCAACAGATACAGCATTCAATTTTACAGTTATCAATACTGCATCAGGAACAATCACAATGGCAGTCAATACTGGCATCACTTCCTTGGGTTCTCTGTCGATAACGACAGGCACTTCAGCCACTTACAAAATTAGAAAAACAGCCGCAAACACATTCATCATGTATAGAACTTAATTAAGGAGCTTAAAAATGGAAAATGAAATCACAGCAGAACAAATTGCCAAGCACTATTCTGCCGCAATGGACAGCGTAAACCTCATCAATGCAGGTCAGCCAGAAGGCATGACAGCAGAAGATTGGGCAGATTGCCTGTCCCGCAACAAAGAGCATTTGAAGATTATGCTTGCCAAGGATTTTTGGACAACTGAGAATCTGACTCCATTGCGGACCGCAAGCGCATGAGCGATTTAGAAAAAGATTTTGCTGTGCATGAGGCTATTTGCGCCCAAAGGTACGAGGCCATAGAAAAGTCATTTTTTGATGGTGATAAGCGCATGACCCGCATTGAATACCTTTTGTATGCGTTAATGGTGGTAGTTTTGTTTGGGCCAGGCGTGGCTGCCGAGTTTGTGAAGACGATATTGGGGCTGTAACGATGTGGACCCCATATCCATCCTGCTGGCAGCCAAAGCCTGTGTTACAGCAATCCAACAAGGCACTGCTTTGTACAAGCAATGCAAAGAGTCGTTCATGGAGGTTAAGTCCACTATTGACGAAGCTGCTGGTGCTGTCAACGAGGTCAGATCATTCTGGTCAAAGCTATTCGGATCAAAGCCAAAAGCAAAACAAGCTGTCCATCAGACGCAAAAAAAGAGTGCTTATGTAGCTGTCGATGAGACTCAAGTGATGTCGGGGATCGTGGAGCAGTTGACCACTTTCTTTCGTTTGCAAGAGCAGTTATCAGCACACATAAGAGAGGAAGAAGAGAAGTCAAAGAACGTCTACGACCCCAACGCCAACTTGATGGAGTCCGCTTTGAAGCGGATCATGGCGCAGGATCAGATGGCGGCTTTGGAAGTGGAGATAAGAGAGGCGATGGTGTACGGCGCTCCCAAAGAGATGGGCGCTCTTTATAGCCGAACATTCGAGACTAGGGACATCATAAAAGCTGAACAGGAGGGTGCTAGGCTTAAAGAGGAGGCGAAAGAGAGGGTTAAGCAATGGCAACGACAGGAGGCAAAAAAAGACTTCCAAGCAAAGTCAGCGTACCTCGTAGCAACTTTGATCCTCCTCCTATACCTGTGGATGTGGTTTCTGTTCGTAGGCCAATTGGGGAAGAAATCGTGGGATGGATAGCAGCGGTTGTTCTTGTTGCATTGTTGTTGCCCATGCTTGGTATGCTCTATATCGACATCTTGGAGGCCAAGCACGACACCAAGGTGCAACTTGAAAAAGTCGAACGATTAAGGCGGCAGATTGAGGCTCAACAGCGAAAGGATAAGGACAAATGAATGTGTATGAGATTTGGATTCTGTCGGTCTTGCTGGTGGTGCTGACTGGCTGCGATGATCGCTACAGATATGAGTGCCAAGATCCACTCAATTGGCAAAATGCCGAATGCAAGCCACCAATCTGCACTGCTGCTGGTACTTGTCCCGAAATGCTAGTTAAAACCGAGGAGAAGAAGTAATGGCAACCATTGGATACAAACCTAATAGCCGCCTGACTGCTGACGAGATTGAAGTCAGAGTATGGGCATTCGTTATCGTGGTGCTTGTTAGCATTCTGCTGGCCTCCATGGGTATGTTTCTCTACTCAGTCAGCTTCGTACAACAACCAATGAACGGCCAAATGGCGGCCATAGACCGCGTATATACCCAGCAGATCTCAACCATAATGGTCTTCATCACTGGTGTGCTTGGCGGTGTCGCTGGCCGGTCTGGTGTCAAGGCAATAGCCAATGCCAGCGCCAAGGCTGAAGCAAACGACAATGAGCCACCAGCACCATGAGCCTGTTTAATCCTTGGGTGATACTCGGCATCGTCATGGCGGTGCTGTCATCATTTGGCGGTGGATACTTCAAGGGTGAGCATGATGAGCATACGCGCCAGCAAGTCGAGATTGCTGCGCTAAACGCCAAGGCGAGGGAGACTGAGCAGGCGATGGCGCAAGTGGCGCAGAGTTATGGTCAGACATTACGAAAGGCGAACAATGTTGCAAAGGCTAAAGAAGACAAGTTGCGTGCTGATATTGCTAGTGGCGAGCGTAGGCTGTTCATTCCTGTCAAAGCCGCCGAATGCGCCGTATCAGCCACCAGTGATGCCGCCACTGCCAGCGGAGATCACAGCGAAACAGCATCAGCCGAACTTGACCGAAAGACTGCTGACGATCTTGTCGCCATCGCAGCCGAGGGAGACACCGCCATCCGCAAGCTCAACGCCTGCATCCAAACCTACGAAACCATGAGGACCACAAAATGAATTTATCAAAGAATTTCACTCTGAATGAATTGACCAAGTCCGAGACTGCTATACGCATGGACATTGACAATACGCCAAATGATGAGCAGATCGAATCATTGCGTTTGCTTTGCGAGAACATCCTACAGCCAGTGCGCGATCACTTTGGCAAGCCTGTGAAGATTTCATCTGGTTTTAGGTGTAGTGCTTTGAATCAGGCGGCGGGAGGATCGGCCACCTCAGATCATTGCAAGGGCCAAGCCTGCGATTTTGAGATTGATGGCATCCCTAACCCCGAGCTGGCAGAGTGGATTGAAAGTAATCTGAAATTCACGCAATTGATCTTGGAATTCTATGTGCCAGGCGGTGATCCAAATGCGGGGTGGGTGCATTGCTCATACTCACCATCTAATCTTAAAGCTCAGTCACTGACCGCCACAAAAGTCGCAGGCAAGACTACCTATTTGAACGGCTTGGTGGCTTAATCCATGGCACTAAACCTCGGTCAGCAGATAACGACACCGGCGCAGCCAAACCTTGGCTCGCCTACGCCTGCCTATGACCAAGGCTTCTTTGGTACTTCATTTGGCGGCTTGAATGTCTACTTCAATAAGTTGACGGCGCTCTTTGCAGCGATCCTTGGACCGCGTGGGGGCAAGTACATCAACAATCCATATGGCGCGTTTCAAGACGGCACAGATCAAGTGGCGGCCAATACGACAACGGCCTACGCCGTCACATTTGACACTACCGACTTCAGCAATGGCGTGACATTGTCAAATTCGTCAAGACTTAATGTGTCGCAGGCTGGCATCTACAACATCCAATTTAGTATTCAGCTGACCAATTCCACCAATGCTCCTCAAGATGTCGATGTTTGGTTTAGGAAGAACGGCACAAACATTGACAAGTCAAACAGCAGATTTGGCTTTGCGGCAAGGAAATCGCCTGGCGACCCATTCCACATTGTTGCCGCGCTGAACTTCTTTGCAAGTTTGGCGGCCAATGACTATGTGGAGATCATGTGGCGGCCAACAGATGTTGGTGTGCAGATTGAACACTACGCAGCCAGCAGCACACCCACTAGGCCCGTAGTGCCATCAGTTATTGCCACACTTTCCTTTGTGTCCAATTTGTC